CTTGCCCGCTATAAACGCTCACAAAGCTAAGTCTGCGAAAGCTATCGAAGCTAAAGCTAAAGAATTTTCGGCTTTCGTTACTGCTCAGAACGAAAATGTCGCGAAATTAGTGGAGGGCGAGTCTTTCGATCTTGTCAAGATTCTTCGTGTCGACCAATCCTGCCTATCCTTCGCGGATCAGATGGTTGTCATGGGTGCCCCAGAGGGGGACGAGCGCGATAGATTGTTAAAAGCTAAGAAAGAAAGTCTTCAAAGGAAGTTATTAATTGACGTACAGAATGGGTGCTTCGAGGACCCTTTCGTGCATGGGGACTTTTCGATACTACTGGAGGAAGACTTGTAACTCCAGAACTGGTTCGTGTTCGTTCGAAGAAAGTTGGAAAGTATTGGTCGAGAGCTAGACGCTACTGGCGTTCGTCTGCCTGGTACCCAGGCATTCTTGAGGTTGGCAGCCAAAAGGACGCGCGTGAGAGAGCTTGGAAATCGATCAAACCTCTAGCCGATGCTTACGGATATGTGGCCAGGGACTATGACCTAGACCCGGAAGTCAAGAAGATCTCGAGGGTTGATTACTCCGTGGAGAACTTTGTTCCCGTAAGGCATAAAAGAACTGTTTATCTTAAAAGACCCTTTAAGCCTGGTATGTCTCTTTCAGCAAAGGAACGCAGTTTCCTACCCCTACCTCTTTCTTCTGTTTCTGAGTGGGTTGGCCTTACACCCTTCCCGATTGGGAACAGGAGGCAAAAGATTAGACCTCCTCTTGGCCACTACGATGCTTTCGTTTCCTCCCCCTTTTCTAAAGAGATTATTGGTAATCCTGATCTGGGCTATAGTAAGCATTGGTTCGTCGAGGGTAATTGGGATACGAATCGCAATACTCTTGTGGGATACGCCACACCACCAGAGTTTACGATGCCGACTGCTGATGAGCTACTTGATTTTTCTGTCGATAGGATCCACTTGTTCGGGTTACCTAACATTAACATGAGTCCTCAACGTAGATGGATTCGTTCTGTCCAGGTTAATCCTAATGCCTATGCTGGCTTAGTTACTTCAAAATTACATGGAGGGAATAAGCGTGGTGCTTACTCCCGCTCTATTATTACTGCCGAGAAGATTTGGGACACTGTCGTCAACGCGCCTTACTCTACCTGCGATAACTCACTATGGTCACTTGGGGGAAGGGAGCGTAAGATAGACATTACGTCTGGGACCGTCGAGTCAAGAGCCGTGCTTATGCCAGAGACTCCTGTTGCCCTCATTGCGGCTGTATTGGTTAAACCAATTCAGGAAGGTCTGATGAAAGCTAACTTTATGGACAAGACCCTTGAGTGCTATATGGGGCAGCCCCTTACTGATGGTGGGTGGGAAAGAATCTCCCGCTTTATGGTTCAAGGGAAGATTGGTATTGAGATTGACTGGGGGAAGTTTGACTCAACTGTTATCGAGCAGGCTATGTCAGCTTCCTTTAGGCTGATGCGGTCGTGTTATCCACCCGGGAAAAAGACTGATAAACTCTTTGTTTACGTCATGTCTGGTACAATCTATAAGAATGTTGCTTTAAAACAAAGATTCATTTATAGACTTCGAAAGGGGCTCCCCTCTGGTACTCCTTTCACCTCCGTCCTGGGGACCCTGTGTAATTGGGTACTCCTCAATTATCTCCTTAGATCGCAGAACCTTTTCGGAGTTTCCGGACCTGATGATTACTCTCTTGCTGTCGCTGGCGACGATACTTTAATACGTATCAACAAGACGGTGACTAGTAAGGACTTCATCCCAACTGCTGAAGAGCTTGTGGATATTGCGAAGCGCACTACGAATCTTGAACTTGATCTCGATGATCTTCTCGTTGGCTATTTTGGGTATTCTGCCCATGAATTCTCCCCTAAGACTCAAGATGAAAACTTTTCAATCCTTAAGTGCATGATATGGCAGGGTATTCCTGGGAGGCGACTCAAAGATTTAATCAAGCCTATATCGTGTCCTACTCAAAAGCCTACCTCGATTTTGACTTATCATGATGTAATCTGTGGGTATATCGAGAACCCGATTATTACTCCAGTTGCATACTCGTTCCTATCTCAGTATTCAAAATGGCTTGAGCCCCAAGTTAGAGATTATTTGGGTTGGGGTAAACATGA